CCCCTGTAGCAAAGTTTATTGATTGATTTATTACAACAGGTGTGCCACCACCCACAGCGTTTTTACTGTTCATATTATTCATAATAGTTCCACCACTATGTGGTACAAATATCTCTGCACCTCTTTCACCAACTATTGTAGGTTGACCTTTTTGTACTGTACCACCACCAGCTTTATTACCACTTAAAGTAGGTAATTCAAAACCTTTAACATTAAGACCACTTTTACCAAAGATTGCTACTAATATCTCATTAACAACTGCCATTTGTAAAAATGTAGCTATAATTTGACTGACAATGTTTTTTGAAAAATCTCTAAAAGCATTGAGTGCATTTTGTCCTTCAAGCAAAGCATTTACAAAATTTGTAGAAAATTGCAATGAAATACTTTGTATAGCTGGTGCTAATACTTCAGCAAAAGTTTTAGCAGAATTACCTGTGGTTGTATTTAATTGTTTTAAAACAGCTTCAAGCGCAGGTGCATTTTTAATACCAATCTCTTCTAATAATACTTGATATTTTGTAAATATTTCATTCAAATTTTTCTGACCAAATTCTACAAGTTTTGTTGTGCCATGTAATTCTTCTTGATGTTTTTGTACTAATCCAATAACACTAGCCATCTTTCCTTGTAGTAATAATGACCGAACTTGTTCATCATTAAATTCTTTTTCTGTTTTTGTGGATTCATTGAAAGATTTTCTTTGTTTTTCAAGTTCTTGTGTTAAATTTGCAACAACTTCAGAAGCAGCTTCACTTGATATATCTAAATCACTCATTAATCCAATAACTGTTTTTAAACTTCTCTGTGCATTTGATGTGCTTGGAGTTTTAAGAAAAGCTGAAATAGCATTGCCAATCATACCTCTATCACCCTCTGCAATACTTGTCATTTCTCTCAGTTTATTATTAATTGCTTCAATATTTGCAATAGCTGCTCTTCCTCTTTCTTTTTGCATTTCTTCAAAAGACATTTCGCTTTTAAATTTTGGTGCTTCTAATGTAATACCTAATCCTGAGCCACGCATTTCTGCTAATGCTACTGCAAGATTATTAATTATACTGGTGGTTTGATTTACCATGCTTTTGAGTGCTTGACCTAATGGACCTAAAAATATTTCATTTCCTAAGTTTTTAAAAGCAATCTGCATATTTGAAATAGAAACGGAAAGGTTATCCATTTTATTAACCATTGCACCACCAAACTGCCGTTCTAAAACATTTGTTAATGATTCAACAATAATCTTAGCACCATCAGCAGTTTGTCCAAAATCTGCAAGTTCAAGTCTTGATAAACCTAATTCATCTTTTAATCCCTTAAATACGTCAATACCTCTATCAGCTAACATATTTAATTCTTGTAAGCCTAATGCTCCTGCTTCTGCCCTTTGTACAACTCTTATAAGTGCTTCAAACGCACCTCGTTGGTCAACTGCAACAGAAGCTGTATCTGCAAACACTTGCATCATTCTTGAAGTGGGTTCAATTCCGACAGAACCTAAAGATATAAACGCTTTTGTAACAGTATCAATTTGGAATGGTGTTGTTTGTGCAAAATCTAATATCCTTTTAAATTGTTTATCACCAGCTTCAATAGAACCAAATACAGTATCTAAAGAATCTTTTAAATCTTCAAACTCCATACCTGCTCTAGCTGAGAATCCAACTAACTTTCCTAATCCTATTGCAACTGCACCGATTGCTGCTGGTCCAGCTAATTTTTTCAAACTACCAGCTAAAGCACCTGATGCTCCACCTAATGCACCAAATGCAGCTCCTCCTGCAGCACCAGTAGTTTTAAGTTTTCCTTGAACTTTATCTAATTCTTTTTTGAGCTGACGAGTATCAGCTTTAATCTCAATTACCAGTTGGTCTATAGTTTTACCAGTAGCCATTAGTCAGGGTATAACTCCATCATTTCTTCTAATCTATCTTTAGTCATTGGTTCTTCTGTTTCTTGTGTACCATGAAACTGTTTAAATCCTTTTATAGCAAGATACATCTCACGAGGAGATAAGTTCCAAAAGTCAGTAGGTCTCATGTTCATCATACCAATGCAGATTTTTACATAATCTGCCCAGTTGATGCTTATAGGGTTCATGCTACTTGTTCTTTTTTTTTATCTTCCTCGTCTGAGTCGTTGTCGGTTAATGTAGCAGCTAAGAGTTTAGCTACTTCAGTTGATGCTACTACTATTCCTACTTCTTGAATAATAGAGCCAATCTTTTTGTCGTCAAAATCATTGCCACCACCACGTAGTGCATTTTTTAAAACAACAATGAGTGTGCGAACACGCACTTTAGCTTCAGCAATGGCAGTAGCTAATTCTAAGATGCCTTTATCTAGTTCGTCTTCTATTCTTACCAATGCATCTATTGTAAGTCTGCATTTGTAAGTTTCTTTACCAAGTGTTAGAGGTATTTCACCCTTTAGTGGATTCGCCATCTGACTTTTCTCCTTTGTCTAAAGTTGCGTTTGCAACTTGTATAGTTTGTATATTATCTCTGTAGTCTACATTTGTAGATAACACCTTAGTTTCTTTGCCATCAATGTTTACAGTCTCGCCAACTTTTACATTAGCAGGTAAAACAAGTTCACCTTTATATAACATACCATCTACAAGACTTTTGTTATGTTTGACCTTAACTTGCTTCATATTACACTGCTGCGAATGTTATGTAACCTGCAGATTCAAATGTGAATGAATAAGTCGCTTCACCATTAAACTCTCCTGCAAACTCCATACTTGCTATCATAAAAGGGCCTGTGTAAGTGCCCAAATCAGGAATCAAGAATTGAAATTCTTTAAATGCAGGTGATTGAGCAGATGAACCATCAGATGAATTTTGCTGTGCTTGGAATGTGGTTCTTACAAGTGCTTCTGCTGTTGAATCAGTAAAAACTCCTGATCCACTAACTGAAATACTGTTAACTCCTGCACCAGCTAATAAAGTTCTAGTGCCAAGACTATCTTTATTAGTTATATCTACTGCTTCATCATTAAGAGTTATTGATGTTGATCTTAGACCACCGATAGTTACAAAAGTGTTACCACTGGTGTTAATTTTCATTAAGACATCTTTACCTTTCTGTGCTGCCATATTTTTCTCCTATAAAATTAGTTTGTACCTAATATTATTGCTCGGAATCGCATGACTCCATGTCTAGTTACACCATCTGGGTCTCTCATTATGTCACTAAACTCAAATCTTAAATTAATAAGATTAAATCCAGTAACGCTTAGATTACTATCATGCAATAAATCGTGTATCTTGTCCATAATTTCCTTTGTTTCTTTACTTCCTTTGTATTGTGACCAAATGTGTATATTTATAGTGTATTCACCACCTGTTAGATCAACTGTGCTGTAATCTATAGCAGTTTCTTCACCCAATGCAATAAATGGATAAGTATCACCCTCAATAACCTCGTCAAAGACACCACAAGATAGCGTATCTGTTATAGCACTTACATTTAGTGCTGAATAAACTGCACTTTGTAATTGGAACTGACCAATACTCATTTAAGAACACCTTTTTTAAACATAGCATGTATTTTTCTACGATTTTGTTCTAATGCAGGTTGCATGAATGGTCTTTCTGTCATATTGGTTGTGCCAAACTCTAAGTGTGCAGAATATGGTGCTGCTGATATTACTTGACCTATGACACTGCCATCTGCTTTTTTATCTACATTCATAGTAATTTGACTTACTAAAAATCCTGTATCACTTGCTGGTGGTTGGTTGGGTGCAGATGCTCTATGTGATCTTCTTGGCTCATATTTTTGATATAACCTACCTGTGCCACCCTTAGTAATACTTTCTTTTGCAGTGTTTTGCACCATTAATGTTGCACGAGTAACAAATGTCTTTACTTTATTATCTTGTAATTTTTTATTAAGTTTTTTGTTAAATGCATCAAGATTTTTTATTTTTAGATCAACACTCATATTGCAACACCTTCAGCACAAAGCAGTTTTAAAAATCTATCTCTTTCATCTACATTTATAATACCTTTTATATCAAACAATCTATTACCAAAACTAATACGATGGTTTGTAGATATATTGTCCATGTGGCGAATTGTCACCTCATGTGTGACCTTTTCTTGCACTATCCCTTGTCTATAGGTGCTATCGGCTTTTAGTGGCTTGATATTGGCGTATATAAAAGTAACTGGTGTGTAAGATTGTGAGATACCACCACCAGCATCACGAGTATTTGTAGCAGTTTCTACCTTAACTCTAAAACGCATTTTGCCAATAGAGTTAGACATCTATCCCAAAGCCATTAACGATGAAGAACCTAATCCTCTATGTACCACATAAGGTGCATACAATGATCTAAGCATTGGTGGATAAGGTAATTTAGCATCATACATATCTCCTCTATGCTCGTATAGATATGCTATGTGTTGTAATATTCCTAATCTTAGTGGTTCAGGTATATTAAATTGTGATGTATATCCAACGACATATTTAACTTCAATTGCATTCGCTACTCTTAGTGCAGTTGGAAATGTTTCACCTGTTCTTAGTACTATTCTTGCTGGTTCTCTGGCACTATCTAAAAAATATTTAGAAGCTGCAAAAGTTGTTTCTGTATCTGAATCGTCAAAGGTTTTAACATGAGTCACAGAAACCACAGGACTTCTAGGTAATACAACATAATTTTTATAATAGTTTAGGTATGGACCAGTCCTTATACCTTCAAAAAGTGGATCATCTATATCCTCAAAAGCATCAATGAATAAAGTTAAAGTTTGTGTCATTAATGCTCTACCAGTATGTTCCTCACAAAACCTTCTAGCTGTTT